GTCTTTGCTGATAGTGTTAAATCACTAATAGATATAGTTACTATTTTATAATAGAGGGTTAAATATGGAGAAATGTATTCTCGTAATTTCAGACCAACACATACCACATCACCACCAAGATATGATGGCTTTTTTAAGAGCCATAAAGAAAAAATATAAACCGACACGCATACTGAATATTGGTGATGAAGTTGATTCACACGCAATAAGTTACCACAGTCCTAATCCTGACCTTGCTAGTGCAGGTGATGAATTAAGAAAATCTTTAGAAACTATCCACGAGTTAGAACAACTATTTCCTAAGATGGATTTAGTCCATTCTAATCACGGAAGTTTAATTTTTCGCAAAGCCTTAACTCACGGATTACCTAAAGCCTTTATTAAAGACTACAATGAGTTTTTGCAAGTAGGCAAAGGTTGGAAGTGGCACGAAGATATTGTAATTAAAGCAAGTAACGGACAAGATATATATTTCTGTCACGGAAAGACAGCTAATATTTTAAAACTTGGACAACAGTACGGAATGAATGTTGTGCAAGGACATTATCATACAAAATTTAATATCCAATACTGGGGTAATCCAAACGCCTTACATTGGGGATTACAAGTTGGTTGCCTTATAGATAAAGACAGCCTTGCTTATGAGTACAACAAACTATTTAAAGACAGACCCATTATTGGTACAGGAATTATTATTGAGGGCTTACCTTATCTTTTACCAATGGTCTTGAATAAAGGCGGAAGATGGAATAAAGTTGTTCCCTAATGAGTGCTTTTAAAAAACAAGTAGCAGGTAAACACTACCTAGACTTTAAAATACAACCAATGGATTTTTTTATACAAAACAATATCTCTAAGATAGACGGAGATATTATTCAGTATGTCATAAGAATAAAAGGTGATCCCATTGAGAATATAGACAAAGCTATTCATTGCTTAGAACTTAAAAGAGAGGCGATAAAAAATGGATCAAAATAGAATGATGTCATTCACACAGAAATTAGTCATAGATGAGTGGAGAGCATTTTGTATATTAGGCTTTGATGTAACACCTGAGGGTTTAGCACCTGAATATATAAGAATTTATATTAAACCTTATGACGGAAGATTAGACCAAGAAGTAAGATCACACGCTAGAACAGTTACTAAGTTATTAGAAAAAGGCGATAGCTTAGAATCAATAGTTGAAGATCATACTAAAGAAAGCATTGTCGGTAACATATTACATTATGTTAAAAACAATATGGAAGATATTATCGCTTGTAAACAAGTAGAAAAAGAAGTGAAATTATCAACCGATCCTTATCGTAAAATCAAATAGGAGTACATTATGGAAATACTAAAAAGAGTAAGAGAAGTAGCTTTAATTAAAGTTTCACTTTGGATAGTTGCAGTAGTAGCAATAGGAGCAATCGTTATATTCTAATGATTGACACTAAACAAAGAATAAAATCCCACGAGGGCTTTAGTCCTACAGTTTACGAGGACACACTCGGTTATAAAACTGTAGGCTATGGTCATTTAGTTTTAGAAAAAGATAACTTTGTTGTTGGGGAGATATATTCACCTGAACAGTTACAAGGCGTATTTGAAGAGGATTATAATATTGCGTTTAACAACGCTCACGATTTAATAGAAGATAAAGATATACCATACGACCCTATGGTTGAATCAGTATTAATAGAAATGGCGTTTCAATTAGGATTGCCAAGATTAAAGAAATTTATAAAGTTTATAGAGGGCTTACAGGAAGAAGATTATTCTAAAGCCGCAGATGAAATGATAGACAGTAGATGGGCTAAACAAACTCCTGCTAGAGCCTATGAACTTTCAACACTTATAAGGAATATTAAATAATGTTAGGAAAACTTTTAGGCGGTGGTGGTATAAAAGCTATTGGTGATATAGTTGATGAACTTTATACAAGTGATGAAGAACGCAACGAAGCGAAAATTGCCTTAGAAAAACTACAAGCTAAATTAAAAGAAAAACAAATGGACATCAACCTAGCTGACGCACAAAGTACAGCAGGTGGTTTGGGTGGTTTTATTCAAAGAATATGGCGACCACTTATCGGATTTAGTTGTGCATTGGCTATAATGTTTGAATATGTAATTAAACCTTTCTTAATGTTTTTCCTTGCAACATTTCAAATAGAAATTTTACCTTTGCCTGAAATGGATATGGGAACTCTTATGCCTTTAGTTATGGCATTATTGGGAATGGGAGCATTGCGAACTTATGAAAAAAAATCAGGTATTACCAAATAAGATAAAGGTGGTATTACACCACCCTGCTAATATCTTTACTTTAGTTGAATCGCTTTTAACCATAACAATCTTAAATGAAGTTGTAGCACAATACCAAGTGTTAGATTATTACCCTACCTTAGAACGGACTATAAATTTAGAACGCTTAATTAAAGATAATAAAGATAATATCTATGCGGAGAAAGTTGAGTTAGATTGTTTTTATGAATATCGAGAGGTAGAAGATAGTGAACTCTTGGCTAAGAACTTCTCAACCAAGAGCCACGAATTAACGATTAATTAATTATCTTTTATAAATTACTTTGCTTTGGTCATCAGCAACTTTAAGGTCTTTTTTATTTACCATTCCAAAACCATAATGCCAATCACACCAAACAAATTTTTCACCAACTGTTGAAACTATTGCCTGTCCTTTAAATAGTTTAGGTTGATTAACAAATTCAACAATCGCATTTTCATATAGTGCAGTCATATTTTCACCCCCTTTCATATGCAAATATTATAATTAATGTAGATTTATTATAGTCACTAAATACACTTTTTTTAGGACTATTAATTAAGATCGTCTTTTATTTTATCCTTCCAATAATCTTCATCAGCCTGTCTACCTACAATCCAAGTTTCTTGAATTATATCAACATTTCTTGATGGTCTATATTTAATTAACCATATGCCGCCATCTTCAAGATCATTCTCAATCCAATCCATAGCCCAAGACCTATCTACAATATGCTCACCATCTTTTATATATTTGCCATCAATTTTTTCTATATCGTTACTAAAACAATCTAAGACAGTTCTATACCAATCTTCAATAATTTCTTCTCTGTCATATTTAGATAATTTGTTAAAATCAGACATTGAATTAAGTTTTTGTTTAATCATTCTATAACTCCCCAAATTCTTCTTTAAACATTTTAATATATAACACCACTAGGACTACACTAAGTAATCCTAGAAATGGTAGTAAGAAATAATATAATAGTGCTTCCATTAATTTAATTCCTCAAACTCTATATCTAAATTAGTCTTTTCAAATTTCTCTAACATTTTAATTTGTTTATTAGAAAGTCTATCAAAAGTTTTTAACATTGATGATCCATCTTTAAATAAGATAACCATACAATCTGTTGGTCTTTCAAAAGATATATAGTCTATTTTTTTAGTATCTATATTTTGTTCTTTTAATGTTTGCATTTTATTCGCCCTTTTGTTTGTTTATGTAATAACCATATCAACATTTGTTAATATCTTCAAACAAATAAAACATTATTTTTAATTATTTTTACTAATGTTCCTCTAATGTTCCATAATTAGAACGCCATATAAGGCTCATATAGGGCTATATAAAGATTATTGATACTGGCAGACCTTACAACCCACTATTGCGTATTTATGCAAGTTTGACGCCTTTAAATCGATTTAGGCAAATTACCCCATAATGAGGCGTGATCTAGGCTTAAAAAAGCTACAGTTTTTTCTATTTTATTATTGTCCGCAAATTCAGTAGTTTTAGGACACAGTTTATTTTCCCAATTTAACCCACCTTGTCTATGCAATCCTTGTAAAGACCAAGCCACAATCTCCCCTGAATCGAATGAATTAACATAATACGCAACCCTACGAGTGGCACAGGCTATATCCATCAGGCGCATATACTTATCTTTCTCCAACATATAATCAGGATAAGTTCCCAAGACGAATTGGCGGTGTTTTAGTTCTGCTATGATGTTTTTATTATATGCGTCATTGAATGAATATTGGTCATCTGTTTTTAACTTTAACGGACTTAGCTTAAACTTGGCTTGATTTAAAACCTCAATAACTTTTAATTCATTATCTATCATATGCCCTGCTGTAGTTCTGCTCTCTTAGTGGAATTGTAACCTCGTAATAATTCTATATGGATTTTATGGGTTTCGTATTCAGACCACTTATCACTTAATTCAAGTTCAGCGCCATCAAGTAGTTTATCAAACTCAGCTAACTCAGTATCAGCTTTTGCTTTCATTTCAGCGTCTTTAACAGTTGCATTAAATCTATGCTTATTAAATAGCCTAGCCTTTAATCTTTCACGCTGTCGTAATAAAGAATCTACACCTGCTTTAGCGTCCCTAGCGTTCTTGCTAAGAATACGAGTTTCTTCTTTTAGTTCATTTAATTCTTGTATTGTATTCATAATGGGCGAGAGGTTAGCGAATCTAACTGGGGGGAGTAACTAACCTCTCATAAACCTTTCTTATCTATTTAGTTGGATAAAGAAACTTGTTGCTATGTCTTTCTTCAAACCTGTATCTAACTTTTGTAAATATTCGTGCTTATGTATAGTTGCAAATATCTTCGCATATAGATCAGCATAATTATTTATCTTAGCTTGAACTGGATCGTCTGAATGACCATTCAATTTATTAGCACCAAAGTTAAAGTCAGTTTCTTCTTCATCAAGACTATCAGGTAGTTCTTCTAGTGTTGCATCAGGAAAAGCCTTTTTAATATCAGCTATAGGATTAGATTCACCTAACACTTGTACACCGATTTTTGAAAACTGATCATAAATAGCATAGTCCATATAGATTTTAAATGGCATTTTAATTTGATTGCCCTCTACTAACCAGTCAGGGATTGCTTCTTGTTCTTTCCAATTAATACTAAAAGTATTGCTATCTTGTTTGAAACCATTTGAACTTTTTATAGATTCATTTTCTTCTAATGGTAAAAGATGTACCTTTATTTTTCCGTAGTTATTTACAGGCTCAATTTGTTTAACCTGACATTGT